AGCAGCAGTGGTGGTGCTAAGAAACCTGGTCTTCTGAGCAAACTTGGAAGTGCAGTTAAGAAGGGTCTAAAGAAAGCAGTTGGTAAGACTTCACGTTTGGTATCTAAGGGTAGTGCTAAACTTGCCAAGCGTCTTGGTGAAGACTATGATCAGATTGCACACTTGTATGAGTCTGGATTGTTCTCTATCGAAGAGATTGAGAATGTAGTTGAAGAAGGTTACAAGGCAATCGATCAACCAAAGAAAAACAAAATGTTCCGTCGTGCAGGAAATCTGTCACGCGATGCACTACAAGGTGGTGACAAAGGAACTGAGGCGCATAAGAAGTCTGGTAAGATTGTCAAGCAATTGAATAAACTAAACCAGGAGAATAAGTGATGCTAAGTTTTAAAGAACTGCAAGAGAAGAAAAAATCTAAAATCAAACTCAATCCTACAAAGGAAGAGATGATGGAGAAGAAATCTGACCACTGTAAGAGTGGTGAGAGTGGTGAAGATTGTGATTGCATGAAGTGCGAGAAGAAGCGTCGTAAAGGAGACGTGAATGATGGTCCTGATATGGCTACTGAGGGTTATGATAAACCCGATGAGAAACTCAAGACTGGTCGTAATATGTACACCATTCCTAAAGATGAACAGTCTGCCGCTGCTGAACGATTGAAAGCAAAGGCAGCAGCAAAACGTAAGGAACTTAAAAAAGAAGAAACTGAAACTAAACTCTTGACATTCGGACAATTTGACGAACTCTATAAGGGTAAGCATGGTCAGTCTGAGAAAGAATATCAAGACAGTCGCTCACAAGGTGGCAAGATGGTCTCTGGTGATTCTAAAGGGAGTGGTGCTAAATATACTCACGGTAGAAGAGTTGACGACGGTGGTGCTGGTCCGCAACCTGCTGGTGGTTCTAAGAAACCAAAGGCACAAGGTAAGATGGACAGAGGTGGTCGTGCCGAACTACAAATGCGTAAGGCAAACCTGAAAGCAAAGAATGAAGAAGTAGAAGAAGTAGAAGAAGCGGAGAAGAGAATCAAGGCAAAGGGTTCTGATAAAAGCAAGAAGATCGTGCCTGATGCTGGTCCCGCTTACTACAAGAAACCCAAAGATCATGTAAAGTATGAAGAAGTTGTTAGTGAAGAAGGTGCAGATTCACTGAAGGATCGTCGCATGGAACGTGGTGGTGTTGATGGTAACAACCGTTATAAAAAAGCACCTGGTAAACCAAATACATTTGGTAAGAAACCTGGTCAGAAATATGATGGTATGTCTGCACTTGAAAAAGTAAAGGCAAATATCCAGAAGCAGTATGGCAAAGGTGCTATCATAGACACCAAAAAGAAGAAGTAGGCATATATAGATTAGAACTACTAAAAACTAATCATGCTATCTTTTCTGCTACCTTTAGCATCTAAAATTATTTCAGATGCTATTTCAAAAGTTCCTGATAACGAGGAACTCGGTGAAAAATTGGTCGAGATTTGCTTGGTCATTCTTAAGAAGGCAGTCACTCTAACAAAAACAGACATGGATGATCAACTGCTTGCAGTTGTTGAACGGTCTATCAAGAATAGAGAATCTGCCTGATATAAATAAACATATACGGAATACAACGTCGGAGAATTCAATGTCTTTATACGGAAGAGTTGACTCCACCGCTAACCAGACCGCTGTCGGTCTCACAAGAGGTAACGGTGCAGGGTCTGCCACAGAAACAATCGTCTTTGTTGACGAGACCGAAGCAGGTCTAAACGAGAATAAGTCTCGTGGAATTACTGCTCCTGGTTGGTGGGCATATAAGACTTATACAGATGGCGCTGGTAATACTCGTCACAAGGCAGAGCAACTGATGTTCCTCACTAACCCCGAGGCAAATGCTGATGAGACCCTTGCTGATGATACTGTTGCAGCAGATGTTGCATCGGCAGTAGTTATCGGTACTCAACCTGCCGCTCATGTTTCTGGTGCTGGATCCGCCGCTGATGGCGCTGGTACATTCACCCTTGTTACTTCCACCACAGGCACACCTGGTGCTCTTTCTTATGTCTGGCAGCGTCAGACCGCAGCAGCAACTACTCGTTGGGTTAACATTGCCGCTAATACCGATACTGGTATCACCTATGCAGACTTCACTACAGCAACTCTTGCTTACAGTGGTCTTGCTGATGACTCACTTGACGGTTATAAGTATCGCGTCAAGATCACCTCTGCAGGTGGTACTGAGGAAGTCATCTCTGATGGCACAGCAACATTAACCTTCGGTAGCTGATGAATGACTTTTGACGAACTGAATGATAACAACTACATTCTGTTCGCCATTAAACATTATCAAAATCCTCATTGTGTAACGAGAGAAGATTTTGATGAGGACATGAAACGTTTCAAATACCTCAAGAGATTATTCAAGAGGTATTTGAGAGGTGATAGGTTGAGAATACATTTAGTTATCAACCATCTAATCATACTTTATAATGTTTTTGGTGAAGCAGCAACTCCATTACTCTTTTACAAGTTAGAGAGGGAGTATTGGTGTCTTCTAAAAACTGTACTTTTATTTTTGAATAAATACCCTTTAGGTATGATGACCAATTTGGACATTGATTATAATGTTTCACTAGAATTAGAGAAGTTATGACTATGATGACTGCTGGTACTGGGGGTTTTAGTGGGTCTGCACCTGCTACTGGTCCTAATGCGGGTTACGATCCTGTCATTAAATTCAGGGGTAAACTGAAAGATAAGAAAAAATTAGTTGCACCTGGCAACAAAATGAAAGCAGAGTCTAAGGAGAACCCAACTTTTCCTTCCAGGTTACTACAATATAGAGTGAACATTCCTGAGGTTGGAGAAACTATTGTTTATGCATCATCACCAGCAGAACTGAGACAGAAGATGCGTCTTCTTATCAATCCTAGGTTCAGAGGTGACATTGAAATTGAACGAATCTTTCCTGGTGATGCAGGTAAGTTCTTCATGAACAAGCGTATGAAACATATGCGTAATGTTGCTGAAGAACTAGAGGAAAATAATCCTGAAGCATCAGCAGATGCTGCTAAAGACAATCAGCAGATGGCAAACAAGCAAGTTCAGCAGAAGATTGCCATGGAAAAGAAAAAAGTTCAAATGAAAAAGCAAGAGTTACAAAAACAATTGCAGATGAAAGTTCAGCAATTGAAAAAACAAGCTCGTGCTGGTGCTGTACAAGATGCTACTAAGTAATGTCAGATATTAACTCCGCTATACTAGAAAGACTAGAAAAAGTTGTCGATTCGTTACAGGAAAACTCTGTAAAGATGGGACAACTTCTTGCTGTACATAACGAGAAGTTATCCACACAGAGTGAAGTCGATGGAATTCTATTTGAAAAGATAGATAGAATTCATGCAGATCTGAATAAAGAGACAGACACAATCAAGAAAGGTTGTGAGAGAGACATCCGTCTGGTAGATGACAGACTCAGGATGATGGAGAAAAAGATGTGGTCCATCTTCGGTGGTCTCGCTGTGATCTCATTCCTCGTCAGTGTTCCAGGTCAATCTTTGCTGAGGTCATTGACACCTGCCGATCCTTCTGCTAGTATAGACATTGAGGTCATTAGGTCTATCGGTTGATTGACAATTATTATGCCAACAGGTTAGCATACAGGCTACTGAAGTTTAAGCAACTGCGTCCTGGTGTATTCAACTTCAGGTGCCCATACTGTGGGGACTCGCAGAAGCATAAGAATAAGTCCCGAGGGTATCTCTTCCCAATGAAGAGTGGTCTTGTTTACAAGTGCCACAATTGTGGTGTGGGGAGATCCTTTGGCAATTTTCTAAAGGATAATGCGACAGAACTCTATGACGAATACGTCATGGAAAGATACAAAGCAGGTCTTACTGGCAAGGGTCGCAATGTTGCTGATCCTGATTTCAAGATATCTAAACCCAAGTTCAAGAAAAAAGGTAAACTGCAAAGTATCGAACAACTAAATAATCAACACCCCGCAGTTGGATATTTACTCGGACGTAAAATACCTCAAAAATATTGGGGTAGTTTATTCTACACCGATGAGTTTTTCAAGTGGGTTGATACGCAAAAACCAACGTTCAAAGATGTCAAGAAGGATCACCCCAGAATTATTATTCCTTTCATTGACACCAACGGAGAATGGTTTGGATTCCAAGGGAGATCCTTAAAAGCAGATGACAAGTTGAGATACATTACTATCATGTTGGACGAATCTAAAACTAAGATTTTTGGTCTTGACAGAGTAGATCTTCAAAAAACTGTATACATCACAGAGGGACCATTTGATAGTTTCTACATTGACAATGCGATTGCTATGGCAGGAGCAGATGTAGATTGGAATATATTGAAGGACAGGGAAGTAGTATTTGTTTATGATAATGAACGACGCAACCCTCAGATTATCAAACGCATGGAAAATGTAATTGATAAAGGGTATGAGATTGTCATTTGGCCAACTAGTTTGCAAGAAAAAGATCTTAATGACATGTTTATTGCTGGACACGACGTTCAATCTCTGGTAGAATTTAACACGTATATTGGTTTAGAAGCAAAAATTAAACTATCTGAATGGAAAAAGGTATGAAAGAAATCCATGTAATTAAGCGTGACGGAGAACGTACTCCCCTTAACTTGGATAAGGTACACGTTATGGTCGAACATGCCTGCAAAGGTCTTGCAGGTGTGTCTGAGAGTCAGGTTGAGATGAACTCCAACTTGCAATTTTTTGATGGCATCAAGACCAGCGATATTCAAGAGATTCTTATTCGTTCTGCGAATGATTTGATCTCTTTGGATTCCCCCAACTATCAATACGTTGCTGCTAGATTGCTGTTGTTTTCTTTGAGGAAAGCAGTGTACAATGGTCACCCAGATGGACACCCTCCATTGCTGGAGCACGTCACAAAGTGTGTGAACAAAGGTGTCTATGATAAGAGTATCCTAGACAGATACACTGAAGAAGAATGGGAGCAGATGAATGGTTATCTGGATCATGATCGGGATTATCTGTTCACCTATGCAGGCATCCGTCAGGTAGCAGATAAATACTTAGTACAAGATCGTAGCAACGGTCAAGTATATGAAACTCCCCAGTTCATGTACATGATGGTAGCAGCGACTCTCTTTCAAGATGATGATAAGTTCTATCGACTAGAGTATGTCAGAAAATACTACAACGCAATCTCCAAACACCGACTCAACATCCCAACGCCAGTCATGGCAGGGGTCAGAACCCCATTGCGTCAGTTTGCGAGTTGTGTTCTCGTTGATGTTGATGACACCCTCGATAGTATCTTTAGCAGCGACATGGCTATTGGTAAATATGTTGCACAACGCGCAGGAATCGGTATTAACGCAGGCCGAATCCGTGGCATCAACTCTAAAATCAGAGGTGGAGAGGTACAACACACAGGCGTGGTCCCCTTCCTTAAAAAGTTTGAATCAACTGTACGATGCTGTACACAAAACGGCATCAGAGGTGGTTCTGCTACAGTTCACTTTCCTATCTGGCACTCGGAAATAGAAGACATTATTGTTCTTAAGAACAACAAAGGCACAGAAGACAATCGGGTACGAAAACTTGACTACTCAATCCAAATTTCAAAACTTTTCTACGAACGTTTCATTGCGAATGGAGAGATTAGCTTGTTCTCACCGCATGACGTACCAGGTTTGTACGATGCTTTTGGTACTGATACATTTGACGATCTCTATGTACGCTATGAATCAGATGAGTTTACTCCAAGAAAGACTATCGGGGCACAGGAACTATTCCTAAACATTCTTAAGGAGAGAGCAGAGACAGGTCGTTTGTATATTATGAACATCGACCACTGCAATTCACACTCGTCCTTCAAGGATAAGGTGTACATGTCTAACCTCTGTCAAGAAATTACTCTGCCCACAGATCCTATTCAACATATTGATGGTCAAGGTGAGATTGCATTGTGCATTCTTTCTGCTGTTAATGTTGGTAAACTGAGGAGTATGGATGAATTGGATGAACTCTGTGACCTTGCTGTGAGGGGTCTGGATGCCTTGATTGACTATCAGGAGTATCCTGTCGATGCAGCAAAGCAGAGCACCATTAACCGCCGTTCTCTGGGCATCGGTTATATTGGACTCGCACATTATCTTGCCAAGAACAATGCCAAATACGATAGTAATAAGGCACACGATCTGGTACACAAACTTACTGAAAGATTTCAGTATGCTCTTTTATCAGCATCTAATCGCCTTGCGATGGAGAAAGGTCCTTGCGGATATTTTGGTAAAACTAAGTATGCAGATGGAATATTACCAATTGATACATATAAGAACGAAGTTGATGAGATTGTACCAAATGATCTTTCATGTGATTGGGAGTTTCTTCGTGAGAGAATCGTTCAATACGGTCTCAGG